GTTTAACACTTCGCAGACTAAAGACATTGCTGCTCAGAGAATAGGTGATTATGCCGCTTCTGTGGGAGGCATTACTGCCGAAGAGATTGCAGAAGCAGTAAAGCCGGTTCTTGGACAACAGCCCTCCTTTGGTATTGACCCTGAAGTCGGGGCCACTGAGGTGTTGGAAGCGGTGGATCAGTTTGGATATGGAACCAAAGCTCCTATTGGAATGCTCACCACTGGAGTGGACAACTATTCCCCTATCTATGGGGCAGGAACTACGCCCCCTATGGACTTAGAGACACTAACAGCAGGATTTGAACCGGATTTAGCGGGAAAACAAGCCGCTTTGCAGTTTCTGAATACACAGGATGCCGCAGTAGGAACGGGCGACTATACTGAACAGGAAGCCGCGATGCGTGGTCTGGACTACGCGAGGCGTCAGGGTATGAGCTTGGCAGATGCCGGGGCGGCTTTTGATATGAGCGAAGACGACGTAAGAGCGCAAGCAGACACTTTAGGAATTGATTTGGGAGCCTTGGGTTTTGCCCACGGCGGCGAGGTCGAAGACTCGCGAGACGCGGCTGTCGGATCACGGCTCATGGCCCAAGCAGGGATAGGCAGTATGCAAGCCAAGAATATGAGTCCAGAGATGGCTGACTCACTAGATCGCATTATGGCGAGGAGAAAATAGATGGCTAATGGTGAAGGCATCACGCCAATGGTTGAAAAGACTGTTGACATAGAAATCATGGACGATGTTGAAATTGGCGCTCCTAATACAACAGGTTTGAACATTGAAGAGCTAATGTCGGAAGTAGAGATTAGTGACACTGACGATGGCGGTGTGTTAGTTGACTTTGATCCTCAAGAAGAAAGGATGATTGACGAGGGTGATTTTTACCGCAATTTAGCCGAAGACATGGACGAGGTGGTTTTAGGAACCTTATCTAACGATTTACAGGGACAGTATGAGGGCAATAAAGAAACCCGTAAAGAGTGGATGGACGCTTATTCGGAGGGACTCAAGCTTTTAGGTTTTCATTATGAAGAGCGCACTCAGCCGTTTCGCGGTGCTACGGGTGTAACGCATCCGTTACTCGCTGAAGCAGCAACTCAGTTTCAGGCACAGGCTTACAACGAGCTTTTGCCTCCCGAAGGACCTGTTCGCACTACGATTATGGGCGCGTTGACTAAAGAAAAAGAGCAGCAAGCTCAACGGGTTAAGCAGTTTATGAATTTTTATCTGACGGACATCATGGAGGAATACACTCCTGAGTTTGATCAGATGTTGTTTTATTTACCTTTAGCCGGTTCTACGTTTAAGAAAGTGTACTACGACGCCGCGTTAGAGCGTCCGGTAAGTACCTTTGTTCCGGCAGAGCATTTAGTTGTTCCGTATGAAACGTCTAACCTTGAAACGTGTCCGATTATTACGCACGTTGTGCCTATGTCAGCTAATGACCTTAGAAAACAACAACTTGCAGGATTTTATCGTGACGTGGAGCTTGAGCCGCAGCAAGCCGACGATAACGAAGTTCAGAAGGAAATCAATAAGATAGATGGAGTGGACCCGTCGAGCACGGTTAACTACGACGTAAACTTGTTGGAGTTTCATGTAGAACTGGATTTGGAAGGTTTTGAAGACATGGATGACGCTAACGAGCCTACTGGTATTAAGCTTCCGTACATCGTTACGATTAGCGAGGAGAAAGGCACGATACTGTCTATCCGGCGTAACTATGCCGAGGACGATCCAAAGAAATTAAAAATTGCTTACTTTGTGCATTACAAGTTTCTGCCCGGTTTCGGTTTTTATGGCCTAGGACTGATACATACAATAGGCGGTTTATCGCGGACTGCTACTGCCGCGTTACGTCAGCTTATTGATGCGGGCACTTTGTCTAACTTACCGGCGGGTTTCAAGGCTCGTGGTTTACGGGTCAGGGACGACGCTGATCCGTTACAGCCCGGTGAGTTCCGAGATGTTGACGCGCCCGGTGGTGCAATCCGGGACAGCTTGATGGCGTTGCCGTTTAAAGGTCCTGATACGACTTTGTTCCAGTTACTGGGATTTGTTGTGGATGCGGCGCAAAGGTTTGCCACGATTACCGACATGAAGGTAGGTGATGGTAACCAGAGCGCGGCGGTGGGTACTACGGTCGCTATGTTGGAGCAGGGCGCACGGGTAATGAGTGCGGTGCATAAACGGTTGCACTATGCCATGCGTAAAGAATTTAAGATTCTAGCAAGGGTGATGCACGAGTCTTTGCCGCAGGAATATCCGTATTCGGTGGCCGGTGGTGAGCAAACCATCATGGCGTCAGACTTTGACGACCGGATAGACGTGATTCCGGTGTCTAATCCCAACATCTTTTCCCAAGCGCAGCGTATTGCGTTGGCTCAGAGTCAGCTTGAACTAGCCATGCAAGCTCCGCAGCTACATAATCAACAGGAAGCGTTCAGAAGAATGTACGAAGCCTTGGGTGTTAGGGACATTGATAGTATTTTGAAAGCCCCGGAAGTGGAAGAACCGCAACCAAAAGATCCTGCACAAGAAAATGTGGACGCTTTAGAAGAGATCTCACTTAAAGCGTTTGAAGGACAGGACCATGACGCGCATATTTTGGCGCATTTGACGTTTATGGCAGGTGGAATGGTGCAGCAAATGCCTAATGTCATTGTGGCATTGCAAAAACACGTCCTTGAACACGTCAAACTCAAAGCCAGAGAGCAAGCGGCCATTCAATTCGTGCAGCAGAATCAGGGTCAACCGGCTACCGAGGACCAGATGTTACAGGTTGAGGCGATGGTGGCGCAGATTATTGCTCAAGAATTGACGGCGGTACGTGAATTAAGCCAGCAAATCATGGGTGGAGGAGCAGAAGAAGGTCCTGACCCATTAATTGCGCTTAAACAGCAAGAAATAGACCTGAAAGGTCAGAAGACACAGGCAGATATTGCTAATGATCAGGCAAAACTGGGCTTAGAAGAGCAAAAAATGCAAGAAAGAAGCCGTCAGTTTGACGATCGGCTAGAATCGCAGGAAAAACAAACTGAACAGCGCATAAATGCATCAAATATGCGTGAAAACATGAGATTACGTGAAAAACTAGGAGAAACTCCATGAGTAGAACAGTAAAAATTAACGGTGCTCCGCCACCTAAAACACCCGCAGCCACTAAATTTGAAGTAATTCAAGATCAAGGCAAAGCACCTTTTAGTGATTTTAAAGAAATTCCTACACCTAAGAATTTGGACAAAGGCACGGTTACTACCGGCACTTGTCGGGGTATGGGAGCCATGTTGCGCGGCGGCAAATTTACAATTAGCTAGGTGATTTATGCCACTCAAGAAAGGTAAGAGTCAAAAAACAGTTAAAAGCAATGTTAAGCAACTAAAACGCGAAGGTTATCCGCAGAAGCAAGCGGTAGCCATCGCGCTAAACACCGCCGGTAAAAGCCGACGCAAAAGGAGACGTTCCACGTGAAACATTTCTGTCTAATTAGCCTATTTCTATTGAGCAGTTGCTCCGTTTCTGAAGACATGATCGCTAACAAGGAGTTATATTGCTCTGGTGTCTACAAGGGCATACGTGCTGTAGGCCGTGTAACTACTGAAGTTACTACCGGAATACGGATTCCTGATGTGTGCGATACGATTGACGAAATCGTGGAGGAAGACGCCGAGGGAAAGTAGTGAAAAACCTCGAAGCCCTAATCAAACTGTGGGTATTGCTCAATGAAACTTAGTGGATTACTTAAAACGCTTGCACCGACAATCACCAAGACGATTGCCTCTAGCAATCCGGTGGCGGGCATGGCGGTCAAGATACTGGCTGACAAACTAGGCATTGACGAAAAGAACCCAGCGAAGATAGAAAAGTTTCTGGAAAAGAACCCAGATCGGGTAGCCGAGGTTAAAGAAGCGGATCGAGAGTTCGAGGATAAGATCCGAGAAATGGAAATTGATCTGGAAGCTTTTCAAACAGAAGCGCAAGACGCCAAAGACGCTCGACGGCATTTTAGCAAAGACAGAACAAGCAAAGCTTTTGCCTTGATTTCTTTGATAGGATTCTTAATATATTGCTTTTTTGTCACTATGATGGGAGCAGAGGTTGATGCTGCTACTACTAACTTGGTTATTGGCTACCTCGGAGGTCTTGTATCCTCCGCTGCCTCTAGCTTCTACGGGTCAAGTAGCAGTGTCCGAAAATAAAATGGATAAATTAATTGAAACACTCAAGCGCCATGAAGGCGTTAAAGCTCATGCTTATAAGGATTCCTTAGGAATCCTGCACATTGGCTGTGGCCGAAATATTGAAGATTCTACAGAACATCGTGGTATTGGTCTTAGTGATGAAGAAATTGATTTCATGCTTGCTAACGATATTGCTCGTACCATACAGGAATTAAGCGAAGAGTATCGCTGGTTTCAAGAGCTAGACGAGGGAGCACGTCGAGACGGAATCATCAACATGCACTTCAATTTGGGCCGATATCGTTTTGCTAAGTTTGTAAAAGCCATAGACCACATGGAAAGCGGAAACTACGACGCGGCTGCCTCTGAGTTTCTGGATTCACGCTGGGCTAAACAAGTTAAAGGTAGAAGTTTAGAAGTCACCGACATGATCAAGACTAATACCTATGTCTGATCCGTATGTCTTCAACGCTACCATCCTCAAAATAATCGATGGAGATACGGTCGATGTGGATGTGGATCTTGGCTGGAATATTTCTGTTGTTAATCAGCGTATTAGGCTTTTCGGGGTGGATTGCCCGGAATCTCGCACTAGAGATTTGGAAGAAAAAAAATACGGACTTCTCGCCAAAGAATTTGTCCAAGAGTTTTTACCAATAGGTTCTCAGGTGTTGTTGAGAACACATGAAAAAGGCAAATACGGCAGATACCTTGGGGACTTTAAACGATACGACAAATGGTTATGCGCTGAGTTAATTAAGCATTATCACGCTGTAGAATATTTTGGTCAAAGTAAACATGCAATCCAACAAGCACATCTGGAGAATCGCAAAAGAATAGTATAAGATAGTGTCCGATTAAATAAGGAAATATAAGAATGGATGTTTTTAGATTAATCGACGCTATACAAAAAACCATTAGAAGCAGGAAGCAAAACGTAAGAGAAATATTAGAAAACAACGGCGTTCAAAGCATGGAGCAGTATCAGAAGTTGATGGGAGAAATGGACGCTTTATTTTATGTAGAACAGGAACTCACGAGCCTTATACAAAAACAGGAGCAGATAGATGAGTGAAGCCGCAATAGTTACACCCGATGGCGTATCCGCCAGCACGCAGACCATTGAAACCTCTTACGTTGATCCTGACGAAAGAGTCTTAGACCCTTCAAAGTTACAAGGTACCCTACTAGAACGTATGCCTAACCCCACCGGATGGCGGTTGTTAATTTTGCCCTATCGTGGCAAAGGCATGACTAGCGGCGGTATTGCATTAAGCAAACAGACCATTGACGAGGATCAAATACAAACCGTTGTAGGTTATGTATTAAAGGTGGGTTCTTTGGCTTACGCGGACAAAGAGAAATTTCCGTCAGGTGCTTGGTGCAAAGAAAAGGATTGGATAGTGTTTCCGCGCTATGCTGGATCTCGTTTCAAGATAGAAGGCGGCGAGGTCCGTGTTCTAAACGACGATGAGGTCATAGCAACAATTCAAAACCCAGACGACATTTTGAGCTTCTAAGGACAATTCAATGGCGAACGAAAAAAGCAATACGCATGAGGTAGACGACGGTCAGGTAGACCTAAGTTTTGAGGAATATGAAGAAACTACGGTTAATTTGCCATCGGAAGAAAAGAAAGAAACTGAAGAGGTTGCCGTAGAGGAGCCTGTTAAAAAAGAAGAAGAAGTCAAAGTTGCTCAAGAAAGCGATGAAGACGAGCATGATGAGGTGTCTAAAAACGTAAAAAAACGTATAGATAGACTCACCAAGAAAATGCGCGAAGCCGAACGTAGAGAGCAGGAGGCTATAAACTACGCAAAAAGTGTGCAAGCCGAAGCGGCAAGCATGAAGAGTCGGTTGCAAACGGTTGATCAAGGTTATATGACGGAATACGGCAACCGTTTAAATATTGAGCAAACTCAAACAGAGCAGCAGATAAAAGATGCAATGGATAGAGGCGACACGGATGCTGTGATACAAGGTCAGCGTAAGTTAGCTGAATTAGCCGTTTCTGCTGATCGCTATAAATCTGTGCAGAGGAATCGAGAGCAACAGGCTCCTGATCAAACACAAGCGCAAGCACCGCAGCCACAAGCGCAACAGGCTCAAGCACCGCAGCCACAAGCTTTCGAACAACCTGCCGCACAGGCTCCTGATCCAAAAGCAGAGGAGTGGGCTGCAAAAAATGAATGGTTTGGAAAAGATGAGGCCATGACTTTTGCCGCTTTTGGCATACATAAAGCAATGGTAGAGAACGAAGGATTTGACCCGAAAAGCGATGACTATTATGATGAGCTAGATTCTCGCATAAGGGGTAAGTTCCCAGCAGAGTTTGATAACGGTTCCGGCAGAAAACCCGTCCAAAATGTAGCCGGAAATTCCCGCAGTAGAAGTAGAGGACGCAACAAGCAAGTAAAACTCACCCAAAGCCAAGTAGCTATTGCGAAAAAACTTGGGGTGCCGCTAGAAGAATACGCGAAACATGTGAAAAACTAGGAGAATATGATGTCAACGAACAAAAAAGGGTTTGAGGGCACCAGAACTCCTCGCGCTACAAGCACTAGAGAAAAGACCGAACGGCGTAAGCCGTGGGCACCCACCTCTAGTTTAGATGCACCACCTGCGCCCGAAGGGTATAAACACCGGTGGATACGTTCAGAAGCTCGTGGGTTTGTTGATACAAAAAATGTATCGGCAAGATTACGAGAAGGATATGAATTGGTACGTGCTGAAGAATATCCTGACTTTGAAGCGCCGGTCATTGATTCAGGTAAATACGAAGGTGTCATTGGGGTCGGTGGGCTTATGTTAGCTCGTATACCTTTGGAAACCGTACAAGAAAGAAACGATTATTATCAAGGTCGCGCTAAAGACCTGCAAGATGCGGTAGACCAAGAGTTACAGCGAGAGAACGCTCACAATACAATGACGATCAGCAAGCCTGACCGTCAATCTCGTGTAAACTTTGGTGGTCCTCTGAAAGAGTGACCTTTTAGGAGATTAGTTCTATGGCTAACCAAGAAACAGCCTATGGTCTACGTCCTATTGGTATGGTGGGTAGTGGTCCCAATTCAACGGGTATCACGGAATATGAGATAGCAACGAATAACACCAATGCTATCTTTAACGGCGGTATTGTCGTTCCTCTAGCCAGTGGATTTATTGACCAAGCGGGTGATACCGCAGGTGGTACAACTCAAGCATTAGGCGTGCTTACTGGAGTTATGTATCACGATTCCGTGCAAAAGAAACCAGTTTGGCTTAACTATTGGCCCGGTTCCAACAGTGTAAGTGTTGACACTAACCATCCTATCATGGCTTATATTGCTGACAACCCCAATCAGATATTTCAATGTGCTTCTGATGCATCTTTAACAGATAAAGCGACTGCACAAACAGCCGTTTTTTCAAACACTGACTTGGGCACTTCTGCCCGTACCGGTTCTACCGATACAGGTAAGTCAAACTCCCAAGCCAGCGTTGCAAACATTAATACGACAGCTACCTTACCTTTGCGTATTGTAGGCATCGTAGATGATGAGGCAAACGATGACTTCACTGCGGCGGGTATCCCGCTCAAAGTGCGGTTGAACGCTCACTTTAACGCAGCAACTCGTTCGTTTGATTCCCAGACGACTGCTGACTCAACTGGCATTTAAGGAGGCCCTAAATGACTATTTCTCGCGCTCAATTAGCGAAAGAACTAGAACCCGGCCTGAATGCTTTATTTGGGTTGGAGTATGATCGGTACGAAAACGAAGCAGCAGAAATCTTTGAAGCTGAAGGCTCAGATCGAGCTTTCGAAGAAGAAGTTATGCTGTCTGGTTTCGGAACTGCTCCGGTTAAATCAGAAGGTAGTGCAATTAACTTTGATGACGCGCAGGAAACTTACACTGCTCGTTACACAATGGAAACTATTGCTCTTGCTTTCTCCATTACAGAAGAAGCTGTAGAAGACAATCTTTATGATCGTCTGGCGGCCCGATACACTCGTGCATTGGCTCGTTCTATGGCGCAAACTAAGCAAATTAAAGGTGCTACTGTACTAAATAACGCTTTTTCTACTGCATCACCCATAGGTGATGGAGCAGCATTGTGTTCAGCAGCTCACCCTAGTTTGTCTGGTAATCAGTCTAACTTGTTAGCAACTCCTGCTGATTTGAATGAAACTTCGTTAGAAGATATTCTTATTCAGATCGCTGGATTTACTGATGAGAGAGGGCTGAAAATAGCTGTTCGTGGCACTAAGTTATTGATTCCTAAAGAACTTCAGTTTATAGCTGAAAGAATCATTAACTCAAACCTACGTCCGGGTTCAGCAGATAATGACATAAACGCAATGAAATCAATGGGAATGCTCCCAGAAGGCGCGGTGGTAAACCACTTCTTTACTGATGCCGATGCGTATTTTGTCAAAACTGACTGCCCTAACGGTTTCAAACTCTTCAACAGAACTCCGCTTAAAACAGCGATGGAAGGAGATTTTGATACAGGCAATATGCGTTTCAAGGCTCGTGAGAGATACGCTTTTGGTGTCTCTGATTGGCGTTGTGTTTTTGGCACACCGGGCGCATAGTAACTTTTGAGTTACACAAAAGGGGCGGCATTATTGTCGCCCTTTTTTTATTGGTTTATACTGCTATTGTTCACTGACTATCGCATCCCGTGATAGACACTAGCCACGACAGGAGAACACTACATGGCTACACATTTTAAAGGCCCGATTCTTTATTCGGCAGCCCAGAAAGGGCTTGAAAATTTAAACATAGGCGTATGGCCTGATCAATGCACTAAGTGGGACGATTTCGTTATGGAATTAGACACTGGCTGGACTGTTGTAAAAGACACCAGCGCAGATGTATCCATTGCGGCAGATGTAGCCAATGGTGTATTGGTTATCACTTCTGCTGCTACTACAGATGATGATGGCGGATCAATCCAAGCTAATGAAATTTTTAGATTACCTAATGTTCAAGGTGAAATGGTTTACTTTGAAACAAGAGTCTATGTAGATAGCACATCAGGTTCTGGTGTGGGTCAAATGGACGCTTTCTGGGGACTGTGTGAAAACTTTGCAACTAACCCCGAAAATGGATTTTTGTCATCTAACCGTATTGGTTTTCAATTAGATGACGGCAGTGCAAGGCTTCGATTAATTACTGAAAGTGGAGACACGGAGACAGAAACTGTCTTGGCAAGCACACATGATATGACTGACGGTGCTTTCGTCACCCTAGGTTTTACTGCAACCAAAGGCAAGGCTACTAATGGAACTAACGTAGTTGAGTTTTTTGTAGATAAGCAATTGGTGGGAACACATACAACAAATGTCCCTACTGCAAATGTAACTCCAGCTATTATTTCAGTTAGCGGTGATGCTACTGGAACTAAAAGCATGGGTATCGATTACGTGCTCACTGCACAAGATCGGGGCGTTGCTTACAACTTGAGCACATAGCATGGCTACGACAACTCGTAAACGTGCTAGAAATGAAAGCGGGAAGTTTAGAGGGGATGACCCCTCTACTCCCGATATTAACGAAGCTTGGGAGGACACAACCGTGGCTACTAAAAAAGCTCCAGCTAAGAAAGCCGCAGCTAAGAAAGCACCTGCTAAAAAAGCTGCTGCTCCAAAGGCAAAAGCCGGATTACCACATCCGGGCAGTGCTGAATACAAAGCCATGATTTTGCGTGGCGAAATTAAGGAGTAACTTATGGCGGGATCAGATGTTTTTTCTACCCATGTCTTGTCGTCCGAAATTGCCGCTGCCGACCCCAATGGCGTTTGTACGGCGCAAACTACTGGTGGCGCAGCTAACTTAACCCTAGACGGCGCTCTTACGGACGGAGGTGTGGCAACGCTAGTTCCGGCGCGAAACGCAACAATAACTTCTGCCGGTTCTGCGGAAACGGGTAAAACTTTTACTTTCACTGGCACAGATGCCAACGGAAACGCTGTAACAGAGGCTATTAGTGGTCCGGGTTCATCAGCGACAGTTAGCACGACAAATGTATTTAAAACGATTACTCAGATTGCCGTGGACGGGGCGTTAACGGGTAATGTAACGGTTGGCAGTGGAACTACTGTTTCTGAAACGATTTTTGCAGGAAGGGCGCGTATTAGGGGAATTTATTTTGTAAATACCAATAACGCGGGTCCGTTGGCATTTAAAAGTGGAAACAATGGCGATACCGTAATGACTTTACAAACTACGGGTACTCAAAATACGGCGGATTATCCAGATATACCCGATGAGGGAATTTTGTGTGCCAACGGAGTTTTTGTTAATTTCTTGGCCGCTGATGTTGCCGCTTTTACGGTGTTTTATAACTAATGGCTACTACAAAGAATGTGGAGCGATTGCCAAGTGGGCGTTTGAAGTATAGAGGCGAAACTTTTGCGGGATACAACAAGCCTAAGAGAAGCGTAAAGGGCGCTAAAAAGTCGGTTGTTTTGGCAAAAAAAGGAACTGAAGTTAAGCTAGTTCGATTTGGTGATGCCAATATGACTATTAAAAAAAGTCAGCCCGGACGCCGCAAAAATTTTAGGGCTAGGCATAATTGTGACACTGCAAAAGACAAATTTACGGCTAGATACTGGTCTTGTAAAGCATGGTAATGACAATTGAAGAAACAATAGAGACGGAAATAAGACAGTGGTCTAAAGATTTCTTGGAAGTCGTTAACCCAGAATTCAACGACATGCCCGCATGTCCTTTTGCTGCAAAGTCGTGGTCGGAAGAACGAGTAGGTTTTTCATATAAAAATTCGTCTTCATATCAAGGCTTAACAACTATAGTCAGTACATGGGACGATAAATATGATTTAGTTGTTTTAGTAGATTTAGCTTACACAAAAAATCACGATTCTTATTATGCTTTTTTAGATGGAATGAATGAAGCAATCGCACAAGGTGTTTTTATTGAAAAAGACATATGGCTTATGGCTTTTCATCCGGACGACGAACCTAACCCTTTGTTTAATAATGAAAAAACCAAAGAAGTCAACTTAGATTATGATTTAAATTTAGATTACGCTATGGTTTTTGTGCAACGCTTATCTAAATTGTGTGAGTCAGCAAAAAAATTAGAAAAAGCTGGTTACTATGCAGAGTACGAAAAACAACACGGTTTAGGTGAAATGTTAGAAGTAAGAGAAAATTACTATCGGAGGCTTAAAAATGGCACGTAAAAAACAAGGTTACAACGCACGTTTAGACGAGTCCCTTGGGGCAAGAAATACGGGCAAAAAAACTCAAAGCTTAAAATCCCGTCGAGATGAAAGTAAAGGGACAGAAAAAGCTATGGGCAGACGGGCTTATGCCGCAGTTTCGACTATGGATAAAGGACGTAAAACTACTGCTCGAAAGAAAAACGGAGGCAGCATATCTAGTTCTGATAAGACGCCCCAACATAAACGTATGGCTATGGGACAAAAAGTACCGCAAGGAACTAAAACTGTTAAAGCCGCCAAAGGTGGAGCGATTAAAAAAATAAAAGCGTCTAAGAAACCAGTGAGAATGCGTGGTGGAGGTGCTGTTAAGAAGGTGAAAGCTTCTAAAGGGCCTCGTAAGATGATGGGCGGGGGAGCTGTTAAGAAGGTAAAAGCTTCCAAGGGACCTCGTAAGATGATGGGCGGGGGTGCGGTTAAGAAGGTAAAGGCAACACGGCGGCCAACTAGAATGCGCGGTGGTGGAATGGCCTCTCGTAGAAGGTAAGACCTATGACAACCTCGTCCTCTACTGATTTTGAGCTTGACGTAGCCGATTACGTCGAAGAAGCGTTCGAACGATGCGGGCGTACTGTTCGCACTGGATATGATCTCAAAACAGCAAAAAGATCTTTAAATCTTTTGTTAGCTGAATGGGCGAATCGTGGACTAAATCAGTGGACTATCAAAGAAACTACAATAGATTTAGCCGCTAATATCCGGGTTTACCCCGGAGGCACTTTAAACATGTCTGTAGCGGCTACTGCCAATTTTTCTATTGGGGAAACTTTGACAGGGGGAACGAGCGGAGCTACGTGTCAAATTACGAGCATCCCTAGTGGGACGAGTTTTGCTATCACTCTTCCTACGGGGACTTTTTCTAACGGAGAAAATATAACCGGAGGAACCACCGGCACAATTACTACCTTGTCCTCGGCGATAGATTTTAACGATGTGCGTAGCACCATTGATTTTCTAAGTGCTGTAATTCGTAGGGATAACACTGACTTTTCTATTCCGAGAGTAAGTCGAGATGATTACTTAACCATACCAAATAAAACAACTACGGGGCGTGTTGATCAATTTTTTCTCAATCGACTGATAACACCGCAGCTCGAACTATGGCCTACACCGAACAACAACACGGATAAAATTGTTTTTAACAGGCTCACGCGCATACAAGACGCAGATACTTTTACCAACACAATGGAAGTGCCTTTTCGATTCTACCCTTGTTTGGCAGCAGGATTGGCTTATTATTTATCTTTAAAGATAGCTCCTGATCGCACGACAATGCTCAAAACTTTGTACGAAGAAGAGTTTATTGTTGCTGCGACGGAAGACAGAGACAGAGCTTCGTTTACTATTCAGCCCTCTATTGCTTATGCGAGGCCAATTTAATGGCTAAGTTTGCCACGGGCAAATATGCGTTAGGCGTTTCGGACCGTTCGGGCTTCGTTTATAAATTAAACGACATGCGGCTGGAGTGGACGGGTGCTTTGGTGGGTCCTGATGAGTGGGAGAAAAAACAACCACAGCTAGACCCTAGAAAGCATATTACCGATCCCCAAGCATTGAAAAACCCAAGACCTAATACTCCGATGGTTCTGTCAATTTATGTAGCAGTTCCTTTACCTGAAGACCCCAACTTGCGTCCCGTAACAGGCTTTGGTCAAGTAGGACAAGTAACGGTCAGCACCGATGCCTTGCCAGACGTAACAGTTAATCTTACGGGGGTAGCTGCCACTTCGGCAGTTGGAGATGTAACCGCAAATGCACCCGATGTAAGCACAACAGTCACAGGGGTAGCTGCCACTTCCGCTGTAGGTTCTGTTAGCACTTTATCGGATACTTTTGCAATTACTGTTGCTAATCCGGGTGTAGGTAATAGGTATTATGTCGATGGTGTGCAGCAGGGAACGGTTACTCTAAAAGCAGGAAATACTTATCGATTTGATCAATCTGATTCTTCGAATTTAAATCATCCATTGCGCTTGTCTACCACTTCAAACGGCACTCATTCTGGAGGCACAGAATATACCACTGGAGTAGTAAAAAATGGAGTGCCCGGTTCATCAGGAGCTTATACGGAAATCACTGTAGCGGATGATGCGCCTACCTTGTACTACTATTGTCAAAATCATTCTAATATGGGCGGAACCGTCAACGTATATACTGAATTTATTGTAACGGTGGCTACGGGCACGAATTCTTATGGTACAGGTAATAAATATTATATAGGAGGCGTTGTAAGCCCCACGGTTTCGTTAGTAGAAGAATCCACTTACAGGTTTGATCAATCTGATAGTACTAATCTTAATCATCCTTTGAGATTCTCTACTACGCCAAATGGAACATGGGGCGGGGGTGTAGAATATACTACCGGTGTAACCACTACAGGTGTTCCGGGTAATGCAGGAGCTTACACGCAAATAACTGTTGCTAGTGGAGCACCTACTTTACATTATTATTGTACTAATCACTCTGGAATGGGAGGACAGGCGAATACGCCGTAAGCTTATGGAACGACGGGTAAACTTAGGTGCAGGTTGTCCTTTGCGTATGAACAAAGGAGGCGAAGCCAAAAAATCAAGAGTAAATGAAGCCGGAAACTACACTAAACCGGGTATGCGTAAGCGATTGTTCAATTCAATTAAGGCCGGAAGCAAGGGAGGTAATCCGGGTCAATGGTCGGCACGAAAAGCGCAAATGTTGGCCTCGCAATACAAGAAAAAAGGCGGAGGATATAAAAACTAATGGTTGAGTTTACTGACGCAGCGAAACGAAAAATGATAAGAGAGCTACGCAAAGCTTCTAAATTACACGCGGGGCAAGCGGATAAATTAGAAAAATCGTTGCCTAAAAAAAGAGGTAAGAAAAAACGTGGCTCTTAAAAAATCACAAAAATCATTGAAGAATTGGACAAAACAAAAATGGCGTACAAAATCGGGTAAGCCTAGCGCAAAAACCGGAGAAAGATATTTGCCCACTAGTGCTATTAAATCGCTTAGTGCAAAAGAATATGCAGCAACAACTAGGAAAAAAAGAAAAGACACAAAGGCGGGTAAACAATTTTCGTCACAACCTAAAAAAATAGCAAAGAAAACGAGAAGACATAGATAATGGCGTTTACATACGATCAATTAAAAACAGCAATTCAGGATTACACCCAAAATACAGAAACGTCTTTTGTGACTAACCTGCCTGTTTTTATTCGTTCGGCAGAGGAGCGGATTTTAAAAACAGTTCAACTAAGTTTGTTTAGAAAAAATGCTACTGGCAATATGACAGCAAGTGACGAGTTTTTAATACAACCTACTGATTTTCTTGCGCCTTTTTCATTGTCTTTTACTGATTCTAATAATGATAAAAAGTTTTTAGATTTTAAAAGCGTAAACTTTATACAAGAATTTAACCCTGATCGAACCGTCACGGGAGAACCTAGATACTACGCAAACTTTGATGTGAGTTCTTTTATCATAGGACCCACGCCAAACAGCAGTTATGATGTCGAATTACATTACTATTATCGTCCGACTAGTCTAACTGCGGGGGCGGGTAGCGGTGAAACATGGCTAAGTCAAAATGCAGAACTGACCTTGTTATATGGGTGTTTAATAGAAGCTTACGTTTATATGAAAGGAGATCCGGGTCTAATGCAAGAATATGAGCAGCGTTATGCAGAATCGTTAGTTGCACTCAAACAGTACGGTGAAGCTAAAGAAGTCACGGATGAGTATCGTACAGGCATGGTTATACGGGAGAAAACATGATTACAAACGGCTTAACAATGTCTGCCGGAGCAGTAGAAGTTCATACTACGACAAATAGAGGTTTTACTCCCGAAGAAGTAGCCTCTCGCTGTGTAGACCGAATTATCAGTATTTCGGATCAAGCTAACCCTATATTGCAACAACAGGCTCATGCTTTTAAAGGAAATATAGAGTCAGTCATTGCTCATTACATTAAAGAAGCAATTCAAAGTGACAGAACTACAATCTATAATGCGTTAAACGATGTTGGACAACCCAAACTAGCCGATTTGATTAGGAGATTATGACATGGCTTTTACTGGAAACTATATGTGTACTAGCTTTAAAAAAGAGCTAATGCAGGGCATACACAATTTATCTCTATCTGGAGGTAACACTTTTAAGATGGCGCTCTATACAGACGCTGCTACGTTGGATTCAACCACCACCGCCTATACTTCGTCAAACGAAGTGTCAGGCACGGGCTACAGTGCTACGGGTAAAAATTTAACAAACGTAGATCCTTTGACCAGTGGAACAACGGCTTATGCCGAGTTCGGTGATCAAACGTGGTCCACTTCTACGATTACGGCACGAGGAGCTTTGATTTATAATGACTCAGCGGCAGGTGATCCGTCAGTTGTGGTTTTGGATTTTGGATCAAACAAATCGTCAAGCGCAGGTGATTTTGCAGTTGTAATGCCTACGTTTAACTCAAGTTCGGCGTTGATTAGGATAGCCTAACATGGCAGATGTAACCATCCGGTTAGACGGATGGGGTCAAAATAGCTGGGGTAATGACCCTTGGGGGCAAACTTCCTCCGGTGTTCAGGCTACTGGAGGAGTTGGTCAGGTTACACTTGCAGGTGATTCTAGTGTAACTTTGACAGGAGTAGAGGCTACCACCGCCGTTGGTTCGGTGTTGGTCAACGTGATTTTTCACGTCACTGTCAATTTGACAGGTGTGGCCGCTACTACCAGTGTAGGAACGGCAGTTGGAAGCATTCCCGTTACCGTACCGTTGGATGGTTGGGGAATAGGCGATTGGGGTGACGCTGGTTGGGGTTACTCTAGCGCGGGATCAGAGGCTACAACTGCGGTAGGCTCAGTGGTTGCCATAGCGCAAGGCACTGCCAACGTCGATGGCGTCGAAGCCACGACGGCTGTAGGGTCCGTTACGACTACAGGTATAGCTAATGTAACGCTAACCGGAGTAGAAGCCAC